GGTGGTGCGGCAGGTGGAGGTAAATCATATGCCCTACTTGCAGATGCATTAAGATATGCCCACAATCCTAATCATAGAGGATTGCTTCTTAGAAGGACATTGGGCGAACTAACAGAGCTTATAGACAAAAGTAGGCAATTATATAAGAAGGCTTTCCCAGAAGCTATATTTAGAGAAAGTAAATCGACTTGGGTATTCCCATCAGGGGCTACGATTTTATTTTCATATTTAGATAGAGACACAGATGTTACAAGATATCAAGGACAAAGTTTTAACTGGATTGCAATCGATGAAATCACGCATTACCCAACTCCTTACGTATGGGAGTACCTTCGTTCAAGACTCCGTACTACGGATCAAAGCATTATACCGTACATGCGTTGCACAGCTAACCCAGGTGGAATGGGCGGTTGGTGGGTTAAAAAGATGTATATTGATGCTGCCGAGCCAAATACGCCTTTTTGGGCTAAAGATGTTGAATCAGGTGCTATCCTCAGATACGGAGCCTCAGCCCAAGAAAAAGCAGGAAAGCCCCTCTTCCAAAGAAGATTCATCCCTGCAAGACTAACGGATAACCCCTACCTTATAGCTTCAGGGGAATATGAGGCTATGTTGTATTCTCTACCAGAAGTAGAGAGAAGAAGATTATTAGATGGAGACTGGGATGTTACAGATGGTGCAGCGTTTGCTGAGTTTGATCGTTCAGTACATGTTGTTGACCCCTTTGAGATTCCTAGGTCTTGGGCTCGTATTAGGGCTGCAGACTACGGTTACTCTAGTCCTTCTTGTGTTTTATGGGGTGCTGTCGATTATGATGGTAACCTATGGATATATAGAGAGCTTTACGGAAAAGGCTACACAGGAGAAGGGTTAGCAGAAAGGATTATGGAACTAGAGTATGATGATCCTACTATGCAAACAGCAGTATTAGACGAATCATGTTTTAGTAGAACAGGACATGGTTTAAGTATAGCAGAGTCCATGAATAGGTTTAACCTAAGATGGATGGCTTCTAATAGAGACAGACTGGCAGGTAAGATAGAGATGCATAAACGTTTAGGTAAGAACGACATGGGAGAACCTAGACTTAGAATATTTAATCACTGTAGCCAGTTGATAAGAACTTTACCTACACTACCTCTAAGTAAAACAAACCCAGAGGATGTAGATACAAAAGCAGAGGATCATGCTTACGATGCTTTAAGATATATGTGCATGACTAGGTTGGTAAATAGTCCTTACTACCATCCTAGGTTTAGAAAGCCTAAAGAGTTTGATAGGTATGAAGTACAGGACCCTATATTTGGATATTAATTTTTAACAACAAAAGGAGATGAAAATGCCGTTATATGGAAAATATAAACAAGGTGATCTTGGCATGGAAGACGAAACAAAACTTTCTAGAGAAAAATTAGAAAGTTGGGTTAAAACAAAGTATTCCCACGCTGAAGAATCCTCTGTTAATGAAGCAAGTCTTTCAGGCAAGAATCAAATAGATTCTAACTTTATGGCTTTAGCTGACGAAAAAGACTACTAAGATGGCTGAGATAGGTGAACTAATAGGCACTGGCGAACAGAAAGATATTACCGATGAGGAAATGTCTGGTTTAGCAGGCTATATACGATCAAAGTATAAACAAGCAGAAGATGGTCGCCTAGCTGACGAACAACGTTGGCTACGTGCTTACAAAAACTATAGGGGCACTTCAGAAGATAGTGAAGACTATAGGCAATCAGAACGTTCTAAAGTTACTGTTAAGATAACAAAAGTAAAAGTGCTTGCTGCTTTTGGGCAGCTAGTAGATATACTTTTCTCTAATGGTAAAGTTCCGATTTCTGTAGACCCTACTCCTGTGCCTGAAGGTATAGAAGAGTTTGTTCACCTAGAAACACCTTTAGATCAGCAACAAGAATTAGACCCCTATGGGTTTGAAGGAGATGGTAGAGACTTACCTGCAGGAGCTTTACAAGCTACCGAACCAGAACAACAAGAATTAGAATTAGGTCCATATGAAAAAGATATGGCTGAAGCTAATCTTGCTGCAGGACCATCTAATATGGGAGAACCACAGCTATCTCCTGCCAAGGAAGCAGCTCGTAAAATGGAGAAACTAATCCATGACCAACTACTAGATGCTTCAGCAGTTTCTGAACTCAGAAAAGGTATCTTTGAACAGTGCCTGTTAGGTACAGGTATTATTAAAGGACCTTTTAACCACAACAAAGTAATACACAAATGGTCTAAAGATGACGATGGTACTAGATTTTATGACCCACAAGATAAGTTAGTACCTAGATTAAATGCCGTTTCTTGTTGGGATTTATATCCTGACCCTTCTGCTGTAAGCCTAGATGATGCAGAATATGTAGTAGAACGTCATAGAATGAATAGATCACAGCTACGTGACCTTGCTAAAAGACCATTTTTTGATAAAGATGCTATAGAGGCATCACTATATATGGGCACACAATATGAAGAAAGATACTTTGAGCATGATTTATATGCAGATAATGACCCTACATACAGTGAAGGTCGTTATGAAGTATTAGAATATTGGGGTGTTTTAGATGCTAAAATGGCTAAAGAAATACAATTAGACATACCAGAATCTACATCTGACCTAGATCAAGTACATATTAATGCTTGGATTTGTGGTAATGAAATACTAAGAGTAGTTCTTAACCCATTTGTGCCAGAAAGATTACCATATCAAGTTGTACCTTACGAAAAGAACCCATATAGATTCTTTGGTATAGGTGTAGCTGAGAATATGGAAGATGCACAGCTTCTTATGAATGGACATGTACGTATGGCTATTGATAACTTAGCATTGGCAGGTAATCTTATTTTTGAAGTAGACGAAAACATGATGGTTCCAGGACAGTCTATGGATATATACCCTGGAAAGATATTTAGAAGACAGTCAGGTGCACCTGGTACAGGTATTACAGGAATTAAGTTTCCAAGCACTGCTGTAGAAAATTTACAAATGTATGATAAGGCAAGACAACTTGCTGACGAAGAAACTGGTATACCAAGTATAAGTCACGGACAAACAGGTGTGACTGGTACTGGTCGTACTGCATCAGGGTTATCTATGTTGATGGGTTCTGCCTCTTTAGGTATTAAGACCGTAATTAAAAACATAGATGACCACCTTCTAAGACCTCTAGGAGAAAGTATGTTCATGTGGAATATGCAGTTCTCAGAGGATGAAGAAGACATAATGGGTGATTTGGAGATCAAGCCTAAAGGTACATCGTCTGTAATGATGAAAGAAGTAAGATCGCAAAGGTTAACAATGTTACTACAAACTGTAACTAATCCTATGCTTGCTCCTTTTGTTAAATTACCTACGTTGATTAAAGAGTTAGCTATAGCTCAGGATATGGACCCTGACGAATTAGTTAATGACATGAACGAAGCACAAATATTTGCTGAAATGCTGAAAGGATTGAACAATGGACAAACAACTGGCGAAGAGGTTACTGCCCCTGGTGAACAACAACCAAACATGGGAGCCCCTGAAGGAGTTCCTGCAGGAGCAAATCCTGCTGACCCAACAGGCGTTGGTGGTGGCACAATCGGAACAGGAACTACGCCAACTCCAGGGGAAGGCGGCTTCACTGGGAATGTTACTCCAATTACAGGACAGGGTGAGGGCGGAGTCTAAAAGGGATGAAAACACCTAAAGAAAATATAGATGATCCTATAGTATTTGATGGTAAACGTAGAAGTTTTTATAGAAAAGATGCTAGAAGAACTAATCCTCCAATATATGAGGAGAATGAAGAGTATCTACAAGATTATCACGATAGAGCATTAAGAATTAATCCATTAAAAAATGAAGATGGAACTACAACTACTATGGCTATATCTAATATTAAAGACAAAAAAGGAAGAATATACCTTGTTCCTAGCTATGATTATACTACTGGTAAAGTTCTTACAGACCCTGATGACATTTATAAATTAAACAAAGAGGCTATAGATTCTGGTAAAATTAAACCTTATGAAAATTTATATGAAGGTGAGCTTGAAAGAGAAAGAAAAAAAATGCGAGAGCGTATTCTTTTTGATTACTCTAATTTTGTGCCTTTAAAAACAGGCGGTTTTATAGACATGCAAGAAGGTGGTCTAACACCAGATAGTGAGGGTATAATAACTTTACCTAGCACAGGAGTAATGCAAGATGAAGTAAAGACTCCAGTAGACACAACACAAGGTTTCTATTCTGTAAACCCTGCTCCAGGAGAAAGTGGTGCAGATTTTGCTGCAAGAAACCCTTTACCTACATTAGAAGAAACATTTCCGTTAGGCAAAACAGATGTAGATGCTGATCCTTTAAGCTATAAACCACCAGAAGATTATGTAAGTCCTAGAATAACTATCCCTCTTTCGGAAAGATTAGGTTTAGGCAGTGTAGGTTCAACAACAGAGGATTTAGCAAAAACTGGTGCTGCCTCTGTTCCTGTAGATACAAGTTTATCTAGAGATGAATTAGCAGCTTTAGGTTTACTAGGAACTATGGGTGATGTTTCTGTTGGTATGGATGCTATAGGTGATACTGGTACAGATAATATATTTTCTACTACTGCTAACCCTGATTTAAGTGATTCTTTTTCTACATTTGATATAACAAAAGATTATTTATTAGATTCTTCAAATGTAGATATTTTAAGTGAACTATATCCACCTAATAAATATGCAGATAACATAGATTTTAGAAACAGAGTAGATGGTTGGGTTTTAGAAACAAACAAATTAAGAGGTAATAAGACCCCTTACACAACTAGTCAAGGTATTGCTTGGATTAATTTACAAGATAAAATAACTGAAATTAGTAATATGGATGTTACTTCTGCTATAAATGCTGCAGCTACAGTAAAAGTTGTAGGAAATAAAACACTTGCTAATTATATACAAGATAATCCAAATGTAATTACTGATGCAGGTTTAAATGAAACTGCTTTAAAAAAAGCTGTATCAAACTCTTTAAATGTAGTATCTGAAGAAGATGTAAAATTAGGTGGTATATTTGATACTGTAGGAACAAAAGAAAGTTTTTTTACAAAATTAGGCAATACTCAATTATTTGAGATTGCAGGAACTGAAAGTGTAGAATTAAGAGATTTATATGATGAGTTTGGTGCAGCTCTTCTTGTAGGTTTAACTACAGGTGATGCAAGTAAAGCCGCACTAGCAGGTGGTATACAATTTGCTCAAACTGATCTGATAGAAGCTTATGGTCAAAAAGCATATGACTTAGTTATGAGTTCTACTGGAAGTCGTAATGTTGATGAAGCAATCGCAGCTAGACAAAAAATAACTGGTTGGGGTGGTGCTGCTATTGCTGCAGGAGGAGCTCTTCTTTTAGGAGGTAGTGAAGAAGATGCAGCTTTTGCTGCTACTCAACATCTAGCTATAGAATTTGGTGCTGAAAGAGTAGGAGAGTTGTTTGGTTTATCAACAGGTGCTGAGGGGGCTGCTGCTCCTGTAGGTGCAGGAGTTATATCTGGTTTAGTTGCTTTACTAAGAACTGGTGATTTAAAACAGGCTGCTGCTTCTGGAGTTACAGGATATGCTATGGCTACAAATCCAGTTTTAGGCATAGGTCTTATGGCACTACAGTTCTTATTAGGTAAAGAGCCTTCTAACAAAACAGGTTACGCTAGTGTAGACTTTGATAAATTTACATCTCAAAGCTATAGCATTGGTGATTACGATTCATCAAAAATGAATGAAGATAATGTAGAATTTACAAAAAAATTACTAGACCCTATTATACCTTTAATACAAAAAATGGAATCAGATTATGGTTTTGATTTAAAAGGCGACTTACAAATACATTATGGTGCTAGAGATGGTTTATTTTATACCATAGGAGATATAGACCAAGAAGGACTTTCTAGAAGAGACATGTTTTTAAATAGGGCAGATTACTTTGACGGTAAAGATCAAAATGTATATAGAAGAACTTTTGCTACAGATGAAGCAGGTCTAGCTGAATTTTATAACTCTATATTAAAAGATTTAGAATACATAGCTAAAAATAAAATAAGTAATCTTGGACAGTATAGAGGTATAGTAAAATCTGCAGAAGAAATACAAGCAGACATTC